TAAAGACAGTAGAACAATCAAATGACAAGGGAACTTGGTATGGTTGGACTATTTCTAAGGTTGGTCCTGTACAAGATAAAAATCTGTACGCGGCTGCAAAAAGTTTTGCGGAGTCATGTAAAAGTGGTGATGTAAAAACCAAGCACAGTGAAGGTGAAGCTAAGTCGGAAGACGAAGTACCATTTTAATTGTGAACAGGTGCCGAGCTAATCCCCCCGGCTCGGCACCATTTAGGGAGGATACCATATGGCGAAAGACAGAACAAGCTATCAAAGACAATATTATCGTAAGCAAGTTATTTGGAGTCAAAAAAAGACTATAAAAAACTTACGTGAAGACAAGAAAAAATTTATGGAAAGCCCGGAAGGCATTGCATATAAAAAAAGATTATTAAAAGAATCTGGCTATCACGAAAAATATAGAGAGAAAAACAAAGAGAAGATTAGAGCATATCAAAAGGAGTATCAATTAGAATATGCAAAAATTTAGACAAATATTTGAAGGCAACAACAGCGCCTATGGTCAGTTAGTTTTAACTGGTGAAACTACCGACAAAGGTAAGGCTGTTGGTAAAGCATTTATTAAACGTGAACCAATACCAGAGCAGCTATGGCAAGATCATTTAGATGGTAAGGACCCAGCACTTGGTGTCATACCTATTAACGAAAACAACAGTTGTCGTTGGGGTTGTATCGACGTTGATGAATATAACTTAGATCACAAAAAATTAGCGGCCTCTATTAAGTCCCATAAATTCCCACTGGTAATGTTTAGATCAAAATCTGGTGGTGCACATTTGTTTTTGTTTACGACAGACTTTATTATGGCATCGTTGATGCAAGCAAAATTAAAGATGATGTCAGAAGCATTAGGCTTTGGTGGTAGTGAGATATTTCCAAAACAAACTGAGATACTAGTAGAACGTGGTGACACTGGTAACTTTTTAAACCTACCTTATCACGGTGGTGCTAGAGGTTTACGTTATGCTTTTGATGATGATTGTAATGCAGCTAGTTTAGAATCATTCTATTCTATATATGATGCATGGGTACAGACCGAAGAGCAAGTACACGAGATAATAGTTACTAAAAAAGCTGAAGCCAGCAACGAAGCATTTAAAGATGGGCCACCATGTTTAAATAAATTAGCTGATGAAGGTTTTGGTGAAGGCTCACGCAACAATGCATTATTTAATGTAGCGGTATATCACAAGCAAGCTAATCCCGATACATGGGAAGACAAAGTCATGGAAGATAATTCTAAGTGGATGAATCCACCGTTAGGTTTCCAAGAAGTCAAGGCACTCTTAGCATCAATCGGGAAACGTGGCTACGATAAATACAGATGTAAAGACCAGCCTATCTGTGGTGTCTGTAATGCTGCAAAATGTAGAACTAAAAAGTTTGGTGTAGGTTTTGAAGAAGAGCAAATGCCGGAACTAGACACATTAACAAAAATTAATTCTAATCCACCGCAATGGTTTTTAAATGTTGCAGGTAAAAGAATAGAACTAAAGACTGAACAATTACATAACCCTAATTTATTTGCGATAGCAGTATTAGATCAAGCTAATGTTATATCACCAATACCTAAAGCTAAAGACTGGCGCGAGGTATATTTGATACCATTAATGACAAACCTACAAGAAATAGATCCATTAGAATCATTAAATCCAACTAACCAAATAGAAAATTTATTGTATGACTACACTGTGCATAGAGCTAAGGCTAGAACTAAAGATGACATACTTAATAAAACTGCCTGGACTGATGAAGGTTTTTCTTATTTTAGAATGGAAGACTTTTATGCATTTGCTAAACGTAATAACTGGGAAATGGATAAAACTAAAACTGGTAATCTTATAAAACAACTTGACAATATTTTTGTTGAGGAAGTTAGAATGACTTTAAAAAACCAAACACCACGTGTTGTTAAAATTAAAGCAATGAAGGACAACGGTTCTAGTGTGAGTAAAGTAACTTATCAGGAGTCACCATTTTAATGAAAACAATTATCTTAGGTCCACCAGGCACAGGTAAAACTACGACACTGTTAAATTTAGTTGATGACTTTATGAAGTCCGGCGTTGATGCAAAACGTATTGGCTATTTTTCTTTTACGCGTAAGGCTGCACATGAAGCAGCTAGTAGAGCAGCAGAAAAATTTAATTTAGATCAGACTCAAGATTTAATTTATTTTAGAACTCTACACTCACTAGCATTTAGATTGCTCGGTGTAAAAAAAGAACGGGTGATGAAAACGGAAGACTATAGAGAGTTTGGTTTGAAAGTTGGCATACCTATTAAGATGTCATTTCATTCTGAGAACGACGGGGTATTTAATTCTGACAATGAATATTTAAGATTAATTAATAAAGCACGCGTCACGGAACGGGATTTGATGGACGTATACGATGATAACAGGCATACTATAGATGTCGAACGCGACACATTATTCTTATTAAATCAAGAACTTAAACGTTTTAAAGAAGAGAAAGGTATGATAGATTATGACGACATGTTGGAAAACTTTATTGAACAAGATGTATCTCCGTCTTTTGACGTATTATTTATTGACGAAGCACAGGACCTCTCACCTTTGCAGTGGCGAATGGTCAGGGCTTTATGGTCGAAAGCAGACAACACCTACATTGCTGGGGACGATGATCAAGCTATATTTAAATGGGCTGGAGCTGATGTTGATTCTTTTATCGCACTTAAGGAAGAAGTAGATAACATTAATACTTTAAACCAATCATATCGTATACCTGGTGGACCAATACATAAATTATCACAAAGTATTATTGAACAAGTAAACAATAGATATGCAAAAGATTATTTACCAAAAAAAGAAATAGGTAAGCTGCATCGCTACGCTGACATTTCACAAGTAGACATGTCACAAGGTCAGTGGTTGGTTTTATCTCAAGCACATCATTTTCTTGATCCAGTTATGGATTTATGTAAACAACAAGGATGGTATTTTTCTTATCGCAACAAACCATCGGTAAATAAAAATTTATTAGCGGCAATACATTCCTGGGAACAGTTACGTAAAGGCGAATCACTAAACACAATACAAATAAAAAATATATATTCTTATCTTGGCGACAACGTGACGCGCGGCTATCGCACCGCAAAAACTTTAGACGTAGATTTAAAGTATAATCTTGAGACATGTATCGCGGATCACGGATTGCAAACTGATAAACCTTGGCATGATTCATTTGCAGGGTTGAACACAAGCATGGAAATGTATATAAGAAACATGCTGGCGCAGAAAGAAAATATATTTAGAGAGCCACGCATCACACTATCAACTATACATGGAGCAAAAGGCGGGGAGGCTGACAATGTCTTACTATTTCCTGATATTACTAAATCTGCTTTGGATCACAATGATTTTGATGCAGACGAATTGCACCGGCTGTTTTATGTAGCAGTCACCCGTGCAAAAAAAGCATTATATATTTTAGAACCAAAAGATTATGAAAGGGCTTACCTATTATGAAAAATAAATTTGGCATACCTGGGTTTACCAAAGAAGGTTATTTTAAAAAACTGGTAGATGAAGGTATTGTTAACGACACCGTCAAGTTAAGTGATTTGAAAAAATTTGATGCGGTTGATTTTCCGGCACACTATAACCAAGGCGGAATACAATGTATCGATGCTATTGCTAGCATGCAGGGCAAAGGTTTTAAATATTATCTACAAGGCAGTGCGGTCAAATATATTTGGCGGCACGAACACAAAGGCAAACCTATCGAGGACTTAGACAAAGCAATCTGGTTCTTGAATAAACTGAAAGCACAATATGAATAAACCATTACAAATGCCAATGTTCAGTCCACAGACTGAATGGGTGCCACCGTTAAATTTACCAGACTTAAAAGAATACTCGGAGATTGCGATTGACTTAGAAACCAGAGATCCAAACCTTATGACTATGGGCTCAGGCTCAGTCAGGGGCGATGGTGAAGTGGTTGGTATTGCTATTGCTGTCGAAGGTTGGTCCGGGTATTTTCCGATAGCGCACGAAGCCGGAGGGAACATGGACCGAGGTTTAGTGTTAGATTGGTTCGAAGAAGTTTTACATACCGATGCTACCAAGATATTTCACAACGCGATGTATGATGTTTCTTGGATTAGGTCATTAGGTTTCCAAATCCGTGGTGGTATTATTGACACCATGATTGCAGCAAGTTTAGTAAACGAGAACCGTTGGAGTTTTACCTTAGATTCTATTTCTAAAGAATTTATTGGCATGGGTAAGAACGAAAAGATTTTAGCAGAGGCGGCCAAAGCCTGGGGTGTCAACCCTAAAGCGGAAATGTGGCGATTACCCGCACCGTTGGTGGGTGAGTATGCCGAACGCGATGCTGAGGTGACCTTAAAATTATGGCATGCACTACAACATGAAATTACTCAACAAGATCTGTGGGATGTGTTTAACATGGAGACAAATTTATTTCCGTGTCTAGTGGATATGAAATTTAAAGGCGTACGAGTAGACGCGGAGAAAGCTGCGGCACTAAAGAAACAATTAACTAAGACCGAAAAAGATTTACACCGTGATATAAAAAAACTAATTGGGTTTGAGGTAGAGATATGGGCAGCATC